GCGCGTCCTGAGCACAGGACTGAGCCGTTGACGAACGGATGTGGGGGCTTCCTATCCCGAGCGAAAGCTCTCGCCATTCAGTTGGCAGGAAGTGCGTCAAGATTGGACGGCGCATTGCTGGAGTGAGTAGGGCGCATGGGCCGGTCCATGCATGGGGAACGCCACCTACTATCAGGCGTGACAGCCGGAGAGACGGCATCTTCCTAACGCCGCACGCGCGTAACCAGCGCTATACTTTCTCCATCAGCAACGGCGGCTCGGATCACTACGCGCTCGCACGCACATGAAGAGATGGGGCGGCAGAGAGATGAACGAGCAGAAGCGGGCTGATATGATCGGCGGGAACTTGTGACGTGGGTGGGCTTGATCCAAACGTCGTCGCCATAGGCCTGTTCATCGTCGGCTATTTCCTCGCCAGCCGAGACAAAGGCGGAGATCAGCGCACCAAGTCCGTTCAGGTGGACACAGAACTTCGCGAGCGCGTGAAGTCCCTAGAGGAGAAGGTTCGCGAGCAGGGCGACAATGGCAAGAGCATTGCCCGCCTGGAAGTCCTCTACCAGAACATGGCCCGCGACCTCCACGAACTCAGAAGCCATATGCTTGGCGGCCGGTCCACTCTTACGCTTCGCCACCCGTTGCGCTCACCGTTCGACCACGACATGCGCGACTGGACTGACCCGAGCCAACCAGCATGAAGCGCTACATCGCCCAGTTCATTCGCGGCGGCTTCCCCGAGCTTTACGCTGTCGCTGATACCGAAGAGCGCTGCTTGGTTGGCGATCCAAAGCCCTACCATGAGGCGAACGACGAAGCTGAGGCGCGCAACGCCGGCACATGGGCCCCCACAACCTTCGAAGTCTTCGACCTTACTCCAGCTATGAGCGCATGGCTTGGTGGCCTAAACATGCCAGGCGGCGACTGTTGAACTTCTTCCGCTGGATCTCGCTCTGCCTACGCCCACGCACCTCTCGCCCGCGCGAGAGTTTCCGCAAGGAATGGCAGCGGATCAACGCCCGCGCAAACCCCGCCCAAGCTGGAAAGAGGGGATAATCTAAGCTATGGTCGCAGCAGCAAACACCAACATGAACCCGGACGCGCAAGCGCTCTGCAACATCGCAGGCGTGCCGTCGCTGGCACTGTCTGGTTTTGAGTACGAGACCGTGGCCGCAGGCCAAACCGCACAAGTCATTGGTGGAACCGGCGCAACGGGTGACTACATTGCCGGTATCCTGATCGTTCCTGCGGTCGTCGCCGCTGGCGCCGTGACACTTATCGATAATGCGACCTCCATTGTCATCTATGTCGGGGGCGCGACCACGGCGTTGCAAACCGTCGCGCCCTTCTACGTGCCCCTCGGCATTAAGAGCGTCTCTGGCGCTTGGAAGATCACCACAGGCGCAAACGTCTCAGTGATCGCCATGGGCAACTTCACCGCCTAAGCCAACCCCGCCAGTTTGAATCGCGCGCCGATAATCAAATCATGGCGGAAATCAAACCCAAATCAAAGCGCGGTGGAAAGCGCGAAGGGGCGGGACGCAAACCATCCTCACGGGATAAGATTGCGCGCGACGTCACCAAGCAACGCGCAGCGGCCGTTCAAGAAGCAGTAGTCGCTCGACTTGAGCAGCGAGACGGAAAGGCTGATCCCGTCGAGGTGATCATGGAGATCGCACAGTGGGCCAGGGAAGAGTGGGCTCGCCTTGGTAATGTGATCAGCGAAACAGGTCAGCCCGACCAAGAGACGATGAAGCTTCGTCTGCAATGCGGCGCGCTCGCAGTGGACTGGGCATCGAAGGCCGCCCCTTACATTCGCCCACGCCTCAATGCGGTTGAGGCCAAGGTCAACGTCAACGTCACCATTTATGAGCGTATCGAACGCAGCAGGCGCCGTGTCGCAATCGCAGCCTGATCCAGACGCCATTCTAGCGGACGAGATTGCACGCTTCGAGTTCGATCCGTTGGGATACGTGCTCTATGTGTTCGATTGGGGCCAGGGCGATCTTGCCGACGAAGAGGGGCCAGACGAATGGCAGGCCGACATGCTTCGCGAGATCGGCGAGGCCATGCGCACCTCCGAGACGTCAGTCCGCATGGCTGTCGCATCGGGCCACGGTATCGGCAAGACGGCGCTTACTGCTTGGGTCATTCACTGGTTCATAGCAACCCGCCCTGGCTGCGCCGGCGTGGTGACGGCGAACACGGCCGACCAGCTCAAGAACAAGACGTGGCGCGAACTCTCTAAGTGGAACACGCGCGCCATCAACGGTCACTGGTTCGACTGGACGGCGACCAGCTTTAAGAGCGTCGAGCGACCGGACACGTGGTTCATCGCGGCTCAGCCGTGGAGCAAGGAGCGCTCAGAGGCCTTCGCTGGCCTTCACGAGAAGGACGTGCTCGTTCTCTTCGACGAAGCCTCGGCGATCGATGATGTGATCTGGGAAGTCGCCGAAGGCGCAATGACGGAGAAGGGCGCGCTCTGGCTTGCGCTCGGCAACCCAACGCGCGGATCCGGCCGCTTCAAAGAATGCTGGGGCAAGTTCCGCAATTACTGGCGCACCAAGCAGATCGATAGCCGCACGGCCAAGCGCACCAACAAAGCCGAAATTGCGCAGTATGAAACCATCTACGGCGCCGACTCGGACTTTTTCCGCGTCCGCGTTCGGGGCATGTGGCCCCGCGCCAGCTCCATGCAATTCATCGCAAGCGATGTGGTCGAAGCGGCCATGGCGCGAAACCCTGAATGCCACGCATGGGAGCCGCTCATTATCGGCGTCGACGTCGCGCGCTACGGTGATGACCAGACGGTGATCGCGTTTCGCCGCGGCCGCGACGCGGCAACAATCCCGTGGGTCAAGTATCGCGGCATCGATACGATGACGCTCGCCGCCGAGATTGCGCGCCTCGCAGATCAAGAGAAGGCCGACGCTATCTTCGTGGACGGCGTCGGCATTGGAGCCGGCGTTGTGGATCGCTTGCGCCAGTTGAAGCGCGAGTGCTTCGACGTTCAAAGTGGCGGCAAACCCAGCGGGCTCTACTTCGACGAGCCCATCAAATGTAAGAACAAACGCGTGGAGATGTGGGCACAGATGCGCCAGTGGCTGCGCATTGGAGCCATCCCAGACGATAGCGAACTCGAGGGTGACCTCACCGGCATTGAATACGGCTATGATGCCGACAACGCGACCCAGCTTGAACGCGTTGAAGATATGAAGAAGCGAGGGCTAGCCAGCCCAGATAGCGCCACAGCCTTGGCGCTGACATTCGCCGAGCCTGTTGCTCCTCGCGCCGACGACACCGCCTTGCTCAGCGAAGCGCGCCGCCACCGCCAAAGCCAAGATGCATACGATCCATACGGCCCGAACGCACGATGATCCCTCCCATCAATCTCTCCGGCTTTTGGGAGTGGGCTGACGCAAAGCCCTATCGCCACGTTGTGATCGACGGCTTCTTCACGGATGCTTTCGCTCGTGTGCTTGCCCGAGAGTTTCCCGCCGGTGAGAGCGCCGTCTGGCATCAATACGCCAACGCGCTTGAGCAAAAGCGAACCTGCAACAATTGGAACGCGTTCGGCCCGGCAACGTATCGCGCGTTCTCGTTCCTCAACTCAGCTCATTTCGTTGAATTGCTGCGCCTCACGATCGGCGCGGACTATCCGCTCTATGCAGATCATGGGCTGCATGGTGGCGGGCTCCACGCGCACGGGCCAAGCGGCAAGCTCAATGTTCACCTTGACTATGAAGTGCACCCCAAAACAGGCCTGCAGCGGAAGCTGAACCTGCTCGTCTATCTCAACCCTGATTGGCAAGAAGAGTGGGGCGGCCACCTCGGCCTCTATGAATCGAACCCGATTCAATTGAGCCCCGGCGCATTGGCTAAGTCGATTGTGCCTGTCTTCAATCGAGCCGTGCTCTTCGAGACGCCAGGCGCATGGCATGGCTTGCCCGAGCCGATATGTTGCCCGCCAGATCAGGCGCGCAAGTCGCTCGCGGTGTACTACATGACAGATGTTGCACGTGAAGCCGGACGCACACGCGCGCTGTTTGCTCCCACCCCGGAACAAGCTGGCGATGCTGAAGTCCTATCGCTGATCGAACGGCGCGCAAACGAAGAGACGGCCGCGCAAAGCTGGCGCGTCGCCTAAACCCCGCCGACGGCTCGCGCACAGCGACAATAAAGCATGTGCGTATCTAAGCCCAAGATCCCGACACCCACGCCGGTTGTTGAGCGGCAGGCCTATAAGAACGCACCATCACGCGCGAGCCTTGCTGGCGGAGATAGTGACGCGCGCCGCCGCGCAATCATGGGCGTGGCCACATCGGCTCAAGGGGCGACTTCACCTGCCTCCACCACAAAGCGCGTGCGTACCGGCGGCGATCAGCCGATTGGCTCAGTGCTCGGCGGCGCGCCAGCAAGCCCAACGATTGTGCCTGCGCCGATTGTGAGCACAGGCGGGACGTCGTCGCCGCAAACGCGCACTCGTAACGTGGCCGCAATGGCCTCGACGATCAAAGGCGATCTTCTCGGCCGTCGCAGGACCGCCTTGCCGATGGCTTCCTAACCCATGGCTTACGGCGCGGGCGCACCCGCTTCCACGGGAAAGCCGACATCTCAGCGCGACCGCCTTGCGCGCCGCAAGAAAGCTATGTGGTCCGAGCGCGAAAGCTGGGATCAGCACATTCGCGACGTCTTCGATCAGACACGGCCGCGTCGCACCCGCTTCTCGCAAAGCTCCACCAATAAGGGCGATCGCCGTAACCAGCAGATCATCGACAACACGGGCGTTATTGCGTCGCGCGTGCTGCGCTCGGGCTTGGTCAATGGCCTGTCCGATCCCTCAACGGACTGGTTCAAGTACGAGCCGGAAGACCTTGCGCTTTTCGAATACGGCCCAGTCAAAGATTGGGTGAGCCAGCTTCAAAAGCTCGTGCGCCGCATATTCGCAGAGTCAAACGTCTATGCAGCGCTGCCGACGATTTACGATGAACTAGGCCTAGCTGCCACGGGCTGCGCGATCATCGACGATGATTTCGACACCGTCATCAATCTAACCACGTTCACGTGGGGCGAATACGCTCTGGCCTGTGATGCGAAGGGCCAAGTCAACGCGCTCTATCGCGATCTGAAGATGACGGTTCTCCAATGCGTCGAACGCTTCGGCCGCGAGAACTGCTCGGATCAAGTCCAAAAGCAGTACGACACTTGCCAATACGACGAATGGGTTGAGGTCTGTCACGCGATCGAGCCCAATCTCGAGCGCGATCCCAACAAGCTCGACGCAAAGAACCTTCCCTACCGCTCCGTCTATTGGGAAGCGAACTGCGCCGCCGGCCAGGACAAAGACAAGTTCCTGCGCAGAAGCGGCTATCGTTCAAACCCGATCATTGCGCCCAGGTGGGATGTCGTTGGCTCTGACATCTACGGCTCAACGTGCCCCGGCATGGAAGCGCTCGGCGACATGCGCCAGCTTCAGATCCAGCACAAGCGGCTCGGCCGCGCGATCGAGAACAACACCAATCCGGCAACCCAAGGCCCGCAATCGCTGCGGGATCGTTTCGTTTCGACGCTGCCGGGCCAACACAACGTCGTTGCGAACCCAGCGCAGGGCAAGATCGAGCCGGTCTTCCAATCCAATGTGAACGTCAACGATCTGGTCAACCACATCGAAGACACACGCCGGCGCATCAAAGAGACCTTCTACGAGCCCTACATCCTTTCGATCAGCCAGATCGAAGGCGTGCAGCCCCGCAACCAATGGGAAATCTCCGAGCGCAAAGGGGAGGGCTTGCTTGTGCTCGGCCCGGTTGTGCAGCGGCTGCAGAACGAACTCTTTCGCCCGCTGCATGATCGCGTGCTCGATCGCATCTATGAAATCTGCGTGCCGCTCTGGCAATTGGGCGAACCGGCAATGCTGCCGCCGCCGCCGCCAGAACTGCAAGGCATGCCGCTGCGCATCCGCTACGTGTCGCCGCTGTCGAAGATCGCGCAGCAACAAGGCGTTGCGTCAACGGAACGGCTGCTCTCTATCGTGGCGCAAAACGCGCAAGTCTTCCCCGGCATGGTTCGCAAGATCGACGAAGAGCAAGTGATTGATGAACTCGGCGAGATGCTCTCGATCAACTCCAAGATCATTCGCTCGGATGAAGTCGTGGCGCAAATCGCAGAGCAACAGGCCAAGCAGCAGCAAATGGAACAGATGGCCGCGCTGGCAAAGCCGGTGGCCGATGCGGCAGGCGCCGCAAAGACGCTCTCCGAAACAAACGTCGGCGGCGGGGCTGGCGCACTGGAAGCAATGCTAGACCAGGCGCGCGGCGAGCAAGAGTAACCGACTCACAAAGGCAGTGCGTTAAGGGGCGCTTAACTGCGTTGGGTTCGCTATCAATCCTATGTTAGACCTCAACAAAAAGCCCATTTCCGTCGTCATCGGCACGCCGACATCAGGCGAAAACAAGATGGCCTACACGCTCTCGCTTGCAGGCGTCATGGGCCATACGAACCCGCAAGTGGTGCGGCCCCAGCTTGTGCCGTGTGCGGGCTCGAACATCGCTGAGAACCAGAACTGCTTGGCCGATAAGGCTGAAGAGATGGGCGCCGACTATCTGCTCCTGCTCGAAACGGATATGGCAGTGCCGCCGCATGCGCTGATGCAGCTCGTTAGTCACGGCGTTGACATCGTCGGCGCGGTCTATGCGTTCAAGGATCACGATCTTCTGGCATCGCTCTACCGCGGCGAAGAGCGCCCCTTGCGCCTCATGGGCCACAAGCTCGGCGGCGAGCCGATCAAGATCGAGGACCTCTTCGAAGCGGGCGATAGCCTCGTTGAAATGAACTATATTCCGATGGGCCTGACGCTCATCTCCACCAAAGCAATCCGCGCCGTGCGTGCGCTGATGAAGGATCGCTTTCCGCCGCCGGCAGGGCTGGAGCACAAGCTTGGCCCGGCGTTCTATCACGCGATCGCTTACACCGAAGAGCATCCGCGCGGGTTCATCACCACGACGGATAGCGCCTTCTGCCATGCAGCGCGGGAGGCCGGGCTCAAAGTGTGGTGTGACGCGCGGCTGTCGATCGGCGTTGAGCACGTCGGCGACATGAACTTCGGTCTCGTCTCAGGCGGCAAGCTCGTATGAGCGCCAAGGATCGCGCTCTACGCCAGGCACGCGCTGACGACGCCAGACGCATTGCAGCCGAGAAGGAGGGCATGCGCCAAGCGCTGTCTACCCCGGACGGCCGCGCGCTGATTGCCTTTATCACGCGTAACGCACTCGATGCCGAAGGCCCAGGATCAAAGCAGCTTCGCCAATTCGGCCGCGACATCCTCCAAGCAGCGCAGTTCGCTAATTGGGATGGCGTGCAAATCATGCGAGAAGAATGGGA